AGATTTAATTTCTTCTTCATATTCGCCTCTAGCTGATCCCATAGCTTGTCCAGCTTTAACAGCATTTTCACGATCTGTTTTAAATGCTGTTTTTAAGTCTAATGATACTCCTTTTTCTTTTAATTTAGCATTATAAAAATCATCAGGATTAAGAGATTTAGCTTGTGGATATTTACTTTGTATACCTCTAATGAATGTACCTTTACCAACAGCAGCAGAACCAGCCATAATAATGGCTTTTTTACCACAAGTAAAGAAGGAGAAATATTAAGAAAAGCCAGAGTCCTAGAGTTATGGTTCGAGCCTGTTTACGAGGAAGTGAAGTTTAAAGCTGGGGATTTTTGCAGAAAAACTTGGAGCGGTGGCGATGTTGATTATTTTGATATTACAAAAGTAACTTCTGATAAATTATACGGAAGTGAGTATTATAGACTTGGTTCTAACGGCTCAAAAGAAAATATTAAATCAAATGCCTACAACGCAGAAATTAATGACAAAAGATACATACTAGATGTTATTTCTTACTTTGAATTTAATGCTGCAAAACAATTAGTGTTAGCAGCCGAGAAGATTGAAATTGGTGGGTATTCGGTAGAAATACACAACGGCTCAACAAGAATTTCCGGCTACGAGTTCACAAAGGAATTTTGGGAAGCTGCCTTAATCGTATCAAAGCATCAAAAAGCAAAGATTAAAATAGGCTGCTCACATCAATTTGATTTACCTACTGAAACAATCGAACGAATTTTATCTAAACTTAAATGAAAACAACTCACCCGAAAAAGAAGCCCGAATACAATGTGCTAATGCGCTATTATCGGATATTAAATTACAGAAATATGTTTGTTTATTCACCTAAAAAACCGTAAATTTAAAACATGGAAACAACGCTAACAAATATTCAAAACGAGGTCAGAGTACCAAAGGGTAGTTACAATTCATTCGGAAAATACAAGTACCGAAGTGCAGAGCAAATTTTAGAAGTGATTAAGCCAGTACTTTTAAAGCATAATGCAAGCCTCACACTGACCGATGAAATTAATGCTATTGGAAGTAAATTATTTTTAATTGCCACCGCCTCACTTATTGTAGATGCGCAAACAATTATAGTTAAGGGTTATGCTGAACTTTCTGAACACAAGGGAATGAGTGCCGAGCAATGCACAGGAACGGCAAGCAGCTACGCAAGAAAGTACGCCCTTAACGGATTATTCCTAATTGACGAAACAGAGGCAGAACCCGACAATGAAAAAACAAAACTTGTTTCACTTGAAAAACAGGCAGAAATTGACATCGTTACGGAACAATTGGAATTGCTTAATTCAATGGCAGAGGTAACCGCTTATTTTAATCAATTAGCACCAAAGGACGAGGCAATTAAGGCATTATTCACTAAAAGAAAGGTGGCTTTAAATGGCTAATTTTTCAGCAAGCCATATCAGTAGGTTACTAGCACATGGAACAGGCAAAACAGCCGCTACTTACTGCCTAGAACTTGCGCTGCTCGAATTAGGAATAAAAGATGAGTTTGAAACCGCAGCCACTAGGCATGGTGTAGCTAATCAATACAATGCTTTTGAACTATGTGTTAAACCCGCTTATCCCGATGCTGTATGGCACGATAAAAGCGTAATCATTAACGAACACGCAAGCGCAAGCCCCGACTTTATAGGTGCTAACTTTACAGGCGATGTTAAATGCCCCTACTACATTGATACCTATTTGGAGCAAATCGACAGAGTGCCGACCAAGTACTACCAACAAGTGCAAATGCAAATGATAGCCACAGGTTCAGAAATGGGGATTCTTTGTTTTTACTTAACCGCTCCCGAATTGTGGGCGCAAGAAAATTGGCAAGATTACCCAATGGCTTTATCGGATAGGTTTAAGATTTACGAATTTTCACCCGATGCCGAAGTGCAAGAAAACATACTAAAGGCAGTTGAACAATACGCACCTAAAAAACAGCAACTTGTAGAGCTTTTAAAAAACGCAACCACTATTGATTTTGTAGAATTTTTCTACCTTCAAATGAAAAATAACAAGTTCAGAAAGGTAAAGGAAAGTAGCAATATCTTTGGATTGACAGAAGTAACAAGGGTAGGCGATGAATTTTATTATCTAAAAAAGTAAATTAATAACAACCAAAACAAATAAACAAAATGGAAACAGTTGAAAAATTATATTTTTACAAAGATGGAACCTCCGTAAAAGAAAATGATATTGTTTTCTATTCAGAAGATAGCGGAAATGGTGAATTTCACTATGCAGACAAAATAGGAATCATTGTAAAAAGAGGGGATGATTTAAAAATGAAAGCCCATGTTATAACTATGGACGATGCAGTTACATTTCAAATGTATGAAGAGCCGGAAAATGACATGGTTTCACTAAAGTATGGCTGCGAAAACTTTTACCCATTTAGCAAGGAAAAAGAAAACACATTACAGCATTTTACTAAAATTGGGGAATACCCAAAAGACGAAAATATGCTATCGGTAGAATACGCTACTTATAATTATAAAAAATAATCAATTAACCAAAACAAATAAACAATGCAACTAACAGGAAAAGTAAAAGTAATCGGAGAAACTCAACAAGTGTCCGATAAATTCAAAAAACGTGACGTGGTAATTACGGATGCAAGAAATCCAACGTACCCGCAGACTATTTTATTTCAGCTTAACCAAGACAGATGCGCTTTAGCTGATAAGTGTTCGGTAGGGCAAGAAGTAACCGTAGATTTGAATTTGCAAGGCAAGGAATATGTAAACCAAGCGCAAGAGGTTAAGTACTTTAATTCGCTTGAAATTTACAAAATTACACCTAGTGGTGACAAGCCGAAGGAAACAGCACCGCGGCACATACCGGATAACAACGATATAGATTCGCTGCCTTTTTAATCTAATTTTTTAACCAACGGGGGGTTAATAGCCCCCTACTTTTTAAACTTAAAAACTATGGAAAAGTTCCCCAAATTTATTATGGAAGATGATAGATTAATATTAATGAAAGTAACATATCATAAAGAGATTGCTGCTGATTTAACTAAAGTAAAAGGCGGTGGTTGGTTTAGATATTTGCAACATACCGATATGTTTGTTTTTAGCGGAGAAAGCCAAGATTTTGGCAAAGCTAAATTTGAAGATATAAAACAATGCGTTGCAAATTGCCAAGTGTATTCAGATAACCGACTTTTCAGAAACATCAGCAATAAGCACAATTTTGGATATGATACAGGAACTGAAATTATCGAATTGAAAACTAACCTAAATGAAGCCCCCTAAGCCCAAAAAATGCAGAGAGTGTAAAGCAGAGTTTAAAAATGCAAAATCACGTTAAAAACTATCTTAATTCGCTAAGGCTATCAACAGGCGATTTTATCCCTTGCGAGGTTTGCGGTGGTGCTTCCAACGATATTCATCATATTGTTTTTAGGTCTAAATTTGGGAGCAAAAGAAAGGACGAACAGGATGCACCGGAAAACTTAATAGCACTATGTAGGGAACACCACAACCAAGCGCACGACAACATTTTAACAGCAGAATACCTAAAATCAATAGTAGCAAAAAGATGAGAATAGAAATAAAAACGCTTTCAGTTAATGAGTGTTGGCAAGGTAAAAGATTTAAAACACCCGCTTACAAGGTGTACGAAAAGGCTTGCTTGCTACTGCTTAAAAAAGAAAGTTTGCCACCACCGCCATACACTATTTATATTGAGTTTGGGTTCAGTAATAAAGCAAGCGACATCGATAATCCGCTAAAGCCTATTTTGGATATTATTCAAAAAAAGTATTTCATAAACGATAAGGATATTTATTCCCTTCGTGTTGAAAAGGTAATAGTAGAAAAAGGGAAGGAATACATCGAAATAAACATTCACCAAAAAACAAATACAACGATTAAATTTAAATAGCACCCATGCAAACACAAATCAACTTTCACATCGAAAACAACCAAGAAAGCCAAGCGATTTTCAACGGAAACATTGAGCATTTCTCAAACCAATGCCGGATAGTTTACGAAGCAATGAAGCGAGGCGAAAGGCTAACAACTACGGACGCTTTGATTAAATACGGAATAGGGGATTTACGCCGAAGGGTTAAAGATTTGCGGGACAATTACAAAATTGATGTTAAAAGTGAATTACAAGAAAACAGATTTAAAACCTACTACTTATGACACGAAAAGAACTAAGCCAAATTTTATACAATTACGACAATTCACACTTAACAGTTGAGCGGTTTTTGGATTCTTTTTTTGAGAATGGGGAACTAGAAAAGCGAAAGCAATTATTCTACAATCGGGTGTATTTATTCGCTATGCAATTTGAGCGTAAAATGCTAGATGAATTTTGCTCATATTGGGCTGAACATAGCGAAGGTGCTAAGAAAATGCGCTACGAAAAAGAAAAAGTATTCGATATTGAAAAACGATTAACTAGATGGAAAAACAATGCAAAACCTACAAACAACAAACAAACAGTTACAAGTCTTAAAGACGCAGCTCTCTCAATCGTTACCAACTCTTCAAGCCAAAAGTATTAGCGATTGCATAAACTCTCCTTATGGAAGCATTAACAAGCTGAAACGTGAAGGGGTTGAAGTTAAAGCGGTGGTGGTGTACTTTATAGCCGATTTAGTGGAGGTTTTCAACTTTGGCAAAGGAATGAACACGCTTCAAATTTCTGCTTTGTGCGATGCGCTAATTGAGAAGTTTTGGAACTATTCACCGGAGGACTTTAAAAGGTGCTGCCAAAATATTAAAGAGTG